ACTCAAAAACCAGTTGCGCTGATGGAATATATGATACGCACCTACACGAACGAAGGCGACGTCGTGCTTGACAACTGCATGGGAAGTGGCACCACTGGGGTGGCATGCGCGAAAACCGGTCGGCGCTTCATCGGAATCGAGTGCGAACCCAAGTATTTCGACATCGCCTGCCGTCGCATCGAGGCTGCACTGACCAAGGAGAACAGCAATGACTGAGGATATGACCATGACAGATTTTCTGACCGACACGAGTAAGTTGCTGACCTGTTAGGCTCAACCTAACAGTATCCAAAGAGTCATAGAAAAATACAAAGAACATACGCTTGACAAGATTGGTGTCTTTGCTATACTAACCCTCACCAACAACTAACCCTGAAGGAGTAAACAATGACTGACCACTGGTGCAAGTACTGCAACGGTATGAACACCCACAACTGCCAGTTCAACAACTTACCACGCACGAAGATTTACTCTGGTTGGGCGCAGCCCACTGCGACGAGCGAAACTGTCAACGTCATCGGGATGCCAGAGGTCGAGCGGCTGGCGGATGCGTTGCGGGAACTGGAGCGCGAGTTGCGCCGAGAGGCCGAGCGTCGGTGGGAAAACAACCGGCGTGCGACACAAGAGTACGTGGAGGATATGCGCACCGTGCTGAAGGAGGCAGCACAGATTTGCAAAGACTTGGATGATGAAGCACTGGTGAAGGAAAACAGGCTGGCGTGCGGAGCCGAGTGTGCCGCTGCCATCGCCGAGCTTGCCGTGCGATGGAACGTTCCGTTTCATTCCGTTTGAAAATAGCGTTCAACAAACTCTAAATGCTCAAGGCGGTGACGAACGATGCAACTAATCAAACTGTCTGAACCCGGATGGGACTTCGAGGGCACACCCCAAGAGGTCAAGGAGAAGCTGTACCGGCACATCTGCTTCCAGTGCAGGTGTGAGGAAGGTATCAGTGAGGATTCTCCCATTGACCAGATGTTAGCGACTGCGTGCGGTTGTGAGTTCATGGTGGAGGACTCAACCGAGTAACCCAGAACAATACTCGGTTTTCCTGATTCTTCTAGACATGCTCTTCTCTTGCTGTATAATGTAGTCATACAGTGAACGAAAGGAAAAGCAATGATGTTTGTAGACGTGTGCTTGAAGGACGCTGAAGAACTGCGCGAAATCGCTAAACACTTCGATGCTCTCGGGAAGAAGTTGAACGGCGACTTCCTGCGTGAAGTGGCTAATAGCCATGAGATTTTGGCTGGGGCTTACCAATCGTCGTCAACTCGATACGAGCGCGAGCTGAAGGAATGGATTGAGCGCGGGCGCACGGCAGAAGAAAAGGCGGCGGCGCTGAAGTGGCTGTAAGATATGCGCGGTGACAGTGAGTGCCGCGCTGGTGAAGGAGAAAGGAAATGACTGACCGTTACGAGAAAATCCGCAATACGTTAGCGATGTGGAGGAGTAAGCCATGACCGATCCTGTTATCGTCGGTAACGCGACACTGTACCTCGGCGATTGTCTGGAAATCATGGCGGGGCTGCCAGATGCGAGCGTGGATTTGATCCTGTGTGATTTACCGTATGGGATCACGCAAAACACGTGGGATAGCGTGCTACCGCTGGATAAACTATGGTCGGAATACAAGCGCATCAGCCGTGGCGCCATTGTGTTGACGGCGCAATGCCCGTTCGACAAGGTTTTAGGGATGTCAAACATAGACTGGCTTCAGTATGAATGGATATGGCAAAAAACTAGAGCCACAGGGCACCTGAACGCCAAGCTGAGACCGATGAAAAACCACGAAAACGTGCTTGTTTTCTACAAAAAACAGCCGACCTACAATCCTCAGGGGCTGGTGCGTAAAGAGGTTCCCACCATTCGCAAGGGCGGCAACAACGGAACGAATTACGGCAAGTCCGACAAGGACGCACTGCAGGAATTCGAAAATTACCCGCGATCAATTTTGAGTATTCCAAGCGAAGGGAAACCAGTCCACCCAACTCAAAAACCAGTTGCGCTGATGGAATATATGATACGCACCTACACGAACG